TCTTAAAATAAATGGCTTGCTGTTCGGGGGTACGGGCAAGTTCCCCGCCGGTCACCACGAATCCTTGGTCTGTAGCGTACTGGATTAGCTTACACATGTCCAGCAAAAACGCAGCTTGTTCGGTGCTTAAGCTCATTTTTTACCTTTCATTTCAGCTAGTTTTTCAATAGTTCTACCGCCAAAGTATGCACCCATTATCAACATCCCCCACTGCCCAAGCAACTGGACGTAGGATTCGTTGGCGTTTAAACCAAAAGCTGACATCATGGCAAACAGGAAGTAGCCAAAGAAAATGGCGATCAAGCTCATGGGGCGGATGTTCTTGGACAACCAAGAATCGCTGTTCATGTCCGACTTCCAACGGTCTGTGACGTTGTTGTCTTCGTTTTCCGCAGCCTTGGCAAACATTTCTAGTTCGGCTAACTCCAGCTTGGCCTTTTCAATACCCAGTTCAAGCAGGCGTTCTTCGTGCTCAAACTGCAACTGGCGCAGGTTGCTGACATCTTCAGGTGTTGGGTTGTCGGGTATCGTCACGCCCAAAGTTTTTTCCACCACTTCCTTGCCCTTGGCTTGGATGGCGCTACTAAGTAGGGTAAGCCCGTTTTGGGCTAGGCTACCAAGAAGAGATGCGACTATTGGAATCATTTATCTTCCTTACGTTTCTGTTGTTCAATTTCTCTGCGTAACTTTTCCATCTTTTCAATCTGCACCTTGGCCTCATGCTTGGCTTCAAGGACATCCATATACAACATTCCAAGCAACGGAAGCAGCATTACTACAAGCAAACAAGCGGCAATCCATCCCACAACTAACTCCCAATCCTGTACAAGAGGCCGAGGAGCAACCACATATATAGGAGGAATAGGATAGTCGCCAGCAGGTACGCCTGCCTTTCTTTTAGGAGCCGCTCCTCCTCTTTGCGTTGCCATGACTCATCATCCCGTTTCTTCCTTGCCCTGTCCTGCTCTACCTTGATGACATCCCGCATATCAAATACTTTTGAGTACAAGGCTCCCATTTCTTTCGGAGCGCCGTATACCATTGCCTCTCTGATCTCCACCTCCAACAGCGCCATCTGGTCTTGAGCCATCACCCGCTTCAGGGCGGCTTCCATGAGGTTAGCGTCAGGGTCGTAGACGTTTTTGCTCTTCTCTTCCTCTTCCCTTATGTGGTCAGCAAGCTGTTCTTGCAGTTTGAAAAACTGAGAAAGCTGAGTAACGATGTCAGCCATGACTTGGGTTTCGTCGACGGCAACGTAGGCTTCCTTCTTTTTCGCCACAGGCTTGGGGCTTGAGGTGGGCGCTGTTCCGAAGAGCTTTGCCCAGAATCCTCTGACTGCCTTGACATCTGAAGCAACCTCATCGACAGTCTTCTTGATCTCCATGAAAGACGTTTTAGCGTCTTTGTAGAGTTTGCACCCCTGCTTGATAGCGGCAACGCAAGCGTTAGCTGCAAAGAGGATGCTAAGCGGGTCAATTTACAGCCCCTATGGTGCGACAGGCCAGTCAATAGTCCAAGGGAACCCAGCTTGTGTAGGCACATCACGCAAGGCAGTACGGTATGTTGCCCATGCAGCCTTATCAACAGTGCTGTCGGCAAGCTGTGTCCAGTCGCTGTCTTTGAGCTTTTCTGTACGCTCATCACGTACAGATTTAGCCTGTTCTACGTCTTTGGCGGCTTTGTAAGCGGCTTCTTGTTCGGCGGCTGTTGTTTCACCGTCTGTGAAGATTGGGCCAAGAACGTACTTGGTGTACCACTTACCGTCAACCTGCTCCACGCCAGCGGCCTGAGAGAATTGATACACCGTGCCACCTGATGCTTGTGGGCCCTCAAAGACAACGTCAGCACCCAAGCTGTCTAGGACTTCAGTTGTTGTTGTTTCCCACGATGGGCCACCATTGGCTTTTGTGTATGCACGAAATTCTGATTCGTACATTACTTGCCCGTCATTTGTTCTGATTTGCATGATTGTTCCTTATGCGATTGCCAAGAAGATAAAGTTACCACCGTTTGCATTAATGGCGGCAGGGGCGGTTGAGGATATTTCAAACCCTGAATTGGCTGTGTCAACGTAGTCTGTACCTGTAACTTCAGCGGCGGTTGAGTTGAACAGTAAGTAAGGGTCGTTACCAGCCACGATTCCACGGGCAGAATCCCACACATACCAATCGCCAGTACTGTCTGTGCGCTTGATCATGATGAACCGACTGCCAGCAGTGAAGCCACAGTTGATGGTTTGGGTTGTGCCTGTGCCTGTATATGAGCCTACTTTGGATACACCAGCGCAGGTTGCGAAAAGGTAGGCAACATAGGTGGCTGCGCTTGCATTTGTTTGTGCAGAACCACCTACACTAAATACAGAAGCTGTTGGGTAAGTTGAGTTCCATGTTTGGGCTGATGAATCCAAAGCGGCGGTATCGTTAAGCACTAAGTTTTGCAGGGCTGTAAAGCTAGTGCTTCCAACTGACCAATTTGTAGCGCTAGACCTACCTTTAACAATATATAGTTCCGGCGCAACACCTAAGTTATGGCTAAATGTGGTTGCAGAACCCGTCCCCGTATAGCAAACCTCATCAAAAAAAGATGGGGCTCGTTGAAATGCATACAGTATGTACCCAGCACTCGCGGTGTTAAATATATTTGTAGAACTACCCCGCAATCTTACAGAAGTTTGAAAATCTACAGTGGCGTAATAACCATTTAAAGAACTATCTGATTCTGCTGCTGTACTAGTAGAGGTCAATGTTCGCATACTGTCGGAGCCTTCTGCCGTACCCGAACCACGTAGACGATCTGTAAATACAAACTTTGGGGTTGCCGCAACCTGTTTGGCCACAATCATAAGATCGAGTGGAGAAAGTACAGTTGGGATAATAATGCTTGCGTTTCCATCGCCAGTGTATGTAGTTGGCATAAACACCTTAGTACCCGTAGTAGGCACTTTCATCGGGCCACGGCGGATGGCTACATAAATCCAGTCTCTACTAGCAAACCCGCCGTTATGCCTAAAGCCTGTTGAGTTTATAGACCACGCACCTCCAGTTGTTGTATTTTCAGCTCCGCTTGAATTTGGGCTTAACCCTGCATTGTACGCATTTCCACCTGCACCTATAGCTGTAATCCCACGCATTGTGTCGTAAATATACCAAGCATCCACAACGCCAGTTGTTTTTAACAAAATCCACTGAGGTTCATACCCAAGACTCACAGTAATATTCCCGCTACCATCAGTAGTAAACCCCCCACAAGTAACGACATTGTCTGTACCCGTCAGGCCAAAGCCCCCTGCGTCATGGGCAAAAATATACGCCACATATGTGCCGCCAGAAGCGTTAACTGTTGCGTCAGTGCCTACGCTGAATACTGAAGATGTGGGGGTTGTGCTGTTCCACCAAGTAGCGCCTGTGGCGGCGGCGGCTGTGCTGTTTAAAACAAGGTATTGTGTGTTGGCAAGACTGCGGTGGTAAACCGCCCAAGGGGAACCACCTGTATCTGTACGCTTGACCATAATGCAACCGGGTACAGCACCAAGGCTATGGGCAATAGTTGTGTTTGAACCCGTACCGGTATAAGTCACAATATCAAAAAACTTAGGCTGCTCTCGAAATGTCCATGAGACATATGTAGTTGCGCTTTCATTGATGTCTGACTCTGAGCCGAGTGAAAACCCTGTCGAACCAAATGCTGTGAGCGTAGTTGCCGATGTCTGTTGCGCTATCTGAAGGTTACTGTAAATTGAGTTACCAGCCCCTCGTACGGTGTCAAAAAGGTAGTTGCTGTAACCTAATGACCTACCCTTAAGCCAAACCAAACCACCCTTAGTTGACAAGTCAATATTGTTAGTGATTGTCTGTGTAGAGCCGTTGCCCGTATAAAGAAACGTGCTAAACACTTCCTCAATGTATATGGGAGCAGAAGCCTGTGCAAACTCACCAAAGCCTTGAGCCGATGCCGCACCTCTAGTTTGAACTAATGGCATAGTTGTCCCTTAAGCAAATTTGGTTTGTGAAGCAAAGATAGTAAATGCCGCATTGCCCGTTTTAACAATGGTGTACATGTACACATCCACACTTGAAGCATTACCAGCCGATGGCGCTGTGCCGCCCTGATATTTTGGTGTAACGCTGCTACCGTCAACTTGAACCGCGCTGTTGTAATAAGCCGTAGCGCCTTGAGTTACTAAAAAAGCCGCCGTCACAGACTGACCCGTTGTCATAGCAGTATTTAAAGAAGTGCCTGATGAGGCTCTGAAGTTGACTGTCCAGTTAGCACTTGCGTTAGTTGTGAAATACAAGACTGACTGCGTGGTGACATCGTAGTTAATCGTGCCTGTGGCTGCTGTTGCCGATACTGTGGCAATCTCTGCCGTGTCAGTTAAGATCATAGCAAGTGCTGATGATGTACCTGTGAAAGTTTGTGTAGCTGTAAAGGTTGTTGCCGTGCCGGGAGCTACATAGTCAGTACCCGCAGTAGCATTAGCCAGTGCGCCACCAGAATTGGCTTTAAGAATCGCAGTGCCCGAGGGTGGGGCTAAGTAGTCAGTACCAGAAGTAGCAGCAGAAATTGCAGTGCCGTTACCTTTTAAGACACCCGTAATGGATGTTGAAACAGTAATAGCAGGTGTTGTCGTTGCGGTTGCAACTGTGCCTGCAAAGCCGTTGGCGGACACTACGCTTGCACTTGTTACTGTGCCAGCCGTGCTGGTAGCAACCTTTACATAGTCAGTGCCGTTGTAGTACACAAAACACTTCTCACCGACTGCAACAGTTACACCTGTTTGCCCGGCGGCTTTGAATGTTACCGCGCTGGTAGCGCCTGCGTGATCCACCATGTACAGCTTGCTGTAGCTGGGGCCTGTAATAACTTTGGTAACAGTTTGCGTGCCAGTGATACGGATCACCATGTACTGGGCTGTGGTAGAAGTTATTGCGTTTCCTGATGCGCTACCTACGGTGTTTGCCAGTGTGATAGCGCCATCACCCGCAAAAGACAGCGTACCCGCAATCGCAATGTCAAGGTAGTCAGAAATACCGTAGTTGACTGTGTCGCCCCACGTACCAGAGAGCGTGCCCTGTGTGGGGGTGACCAAGCTCAAAAGAGTTGTTGTTGCTGCCATGTCCGTTCCTTACGAAGTGTTTATATTTTGCCAAATTGTTGACTGGTTGTCATCAATTAATTTCCAGTAAACAGCTACCACATCTCCAGCACCGCCTCTTGCCGAATTACCTGTCAAACTATGCGTCCTAATCAACCCCATAGTCCCTAAAGCGCCTGAAGCAGATATGCCGGTCAATTCTACGGTTGTTACATTGGCTAAAGTCCCAACAAAAGCCAACGCTTGGTTGGAGTTTAGCGGCACAATAACTTGGCTTGCTTGACCAAAAGCCTCATTGCCCGTTAAACCAAGAGTACTTATAACCGCAACCGTATCTACACTGCCCACACTCCCAACGCCTGTCAGCGCCATAACATTTATGCTAACTACTGTGCCCACTGCGCCAGAAGCGCTAACACCTGTTATAGCAATAAGACGATCAGCAACAGTGACGCTACCTACATCGCCAACAGCACTAACGCCTGCACCGCTGTATTCCTCAGTAAATCCTAAACTAGAGCCGCCCCACGGGTTATCGCCCCAAGCCCCTTGGCCCCAGCCGAAGCCAACTAAACCTGTTGCACTGACACCCGTGAGCGCCAAATCAAAGTCATTGGTGCCCCATCTGCCGTCGCCCCACGCTTCGGAACCCCATGCGTTAGCCATACATTATTTTTAGGTTGTAG